TGCTTTCGGCTACTGCTGGTTGTTGTGCTCCTGGAACACCTACATTACCTGGCTGTGCTCCGTTGGCCACACGCCATGCATCATCAAATGATTGATATGTGCTGTCTTGGCGATCAATAGTTCGGTCTGAACCATCCTGCGTCCAACCACCGGTTAACTTTGTCCAAGTTCTGCCCTTGGCATCTTTGATTTGTGGTTTTATCTTTGGCGGGACATCAACTATGCCATTAAACTTTTGTAGGGTGTTAATATCAACATTGCTCTTGATACCTTGAACTCCACCTGGCGCAGGTGCAGCCGCTGGTGCAGGTGCTGCCGCGGGCTTTGCTACTGGTGCTACAACCTTTTTAGTCATATCCATTGTGCCACCTTTTTTTACAACACCCGGAGGTAACTTCATGGTAGTCTTTGCGACAGGCAGTGGCTTGCCAGTGTTTGGATCATAGCCCTGTGGGGCAGCCGCAATTCTTGCTTGTGTTGCCGCATCAGGAACTACAGGTGCCGGAGCAGCCGTTGCTGCTGTTGTAGCAGGTGCTGTTGCTGCTGGTTTTGTAAACATACTTTTGGCTTTGTTAAACATGTTACCCACAATGCCTTCATCCATTTCATCTTCTGGTTTGCCATACAAGTATGTAACAGTTCCCATGGGGCTTATAACGTGTGTAACATCGTAGCCTTCATCATCCAATTGAGCCAACAACTTTTTAGCACCAACAACTTCATAACGGTCGGGCGTATATTCGTGTACTAGTTCGTCACCGTCCATGACTCTCCAGATGTTGTTGCGTTGATAATAGTGTTTGTCTCTACTGTCATCTTCACCTATAACAGGAGCCATGCTTCCTGCTACTGTGCTCATTTCATACATGCTGCCACATTCGGCTAGTGCATGTTCGGGGCAGTATTCGCCTTCAGCAGTCATGTTGCATGACCCTTCGGCAACTGGTGCGTCAAACCCACTCATGACTTCAAATGTGGAAATAGGATCAGCTTCGGGTAGCTTACGCATGGCATGGTTGCCTGTGCCTAGCTCTTGATCTAGACGATCTGTGATCCATTCAAACGGATCACCATCACGACCCTTGGCAATGCCGTAGGGAATTTCGCCGTGGTCTGAATAATAGTCAAACAAGGCATAGTACAAGTCGTCGTCTAGGTCGCCACCTTTTTCAAACTGATCAACTTCGTGTTTGAAACGATCCATGATATGACTCAATGTTTCGCCGTTTTCGTCAAGCATACGACCTTCTACCATTGGCAATCCAGCTGCCTTGCGCATGGCATTGAGTTCTTCTGCCACAGATTGCTGAGGCACTGGTGCAGCAGCTGGAGCTGGAGCCGGAGCTGACGCAGCTGGCTCTGCTGCTGGAGGTTGTTCTGCGCCTGCAGGGGCCTGCTCAGGAGTTTCAATCCCTAGTTCACGCAGACGTTCCATAACACCTGTGTCGTTCCAGGCATTTGCTCGTGGATCACGTTCGGCCAAATCACCTAGTCGATCAAACAAGATGTCGTCACCAACTAGAGAGTACAGTTGTTCTGTTGCATTGGTAGCATCAGGGCCAACAATGAGTTCTTGACTCATTAGCTCTTTGAGTTGATTGAGTTGTTCAGGAGTTTCAGGCAGGCTCCATGTGCCTTCGGCTAGATTGTTGATCCAGCTTTCAAAAATTTCAGCTTCTTTCATAGCATTTCCTTGTTGTTGTATACGAGCCAGCAATGGCAATGCTGCTTCGATTCTGGTGTCCAATGTTTGTTGTACAAACATGGTTTTGATATCTTCTACCAGGCTTTCGTGTTCGCCAATTTCTGCTGGATGCCAGGCTTCAAAGTAGGTGTTGTAGCCTCGACTGTGTGTGATGCGCTTGAGACTTTCACGCAGGCTCTTGTAGTAGGCCTGTGCCTGCTCCACTATGGTCTGCGTAACGCCTTCCATCACACGGCCAGCACTGGCTCGGTTGAATCTGTTTAGTACTTTGAGTTCAGAAACCATTTCACAAATGTGATTGCCGCGCACATCGTAGGGCCGGCCACCTTGACGCACATGCTCCAACATGGCTTTGGCACCAGTCATGTTAGTGAATGGCAGTCGAAAGCGTTCTTGGTCAGCAGTTTCAATATAGATGCTTTCTACATAGCGAAAGCGAGCGTCATTTTCGCCCAGCACACGATTGTGACGAATCATCATTCTAGCTTCTGTGGGTTCGCCAGTGTAGCTCACACGGCGATTGCCATAGTAACCTTCAAACAGGCCTTCTTTGATAGCTGCCATTCCAGCCTGCACATACTTGAGCTTGCTGAGATCTTCTGAAGAATAGGTCCAAAAATTTCTCACAGCAAATTGATGCAGAGCTTGAACAAAGTCAAAGAACTCTTGCTTGTCGTTGCCTTCCATGGTCTTGCCCAGGTTGTCGCCGTACATGACTTTCATCTCGTTGTCGTTAGCCAGCACAATCACCATGGTACCGTAGTTTTTTCCTGAGTTGGAAATATAATCAAATGTGAATGTTTTTGCGTCGTCTGCGTTGCTGGGACGCCCGTCTTTGCCTGTTAATTCAGGGTGAAAGTCCCGGCTGACCAATAGGTCGTTTAGTTTTTGTTCAATATTGAGTTCTTGGGCCATAGTAGTATATTTAGCGCATCATGCTAATGAAAGGCATAGGTTCTATGATATTGTCCCCGTGATCTTTCAGATGCGAATCTAGTTCTTGGTGATAAGTTTGCAACAACATCAGCATGCGGGTAACCAGCAAAGTGCTCATTACCAAGTCATCTGTTTCTCCAGGTTTGGCTGCATAGCTGCTGCCCAGCGCCACAAAGTTTTTGAGTTCTGAGATCAAGGGTTTGCTGTACAGTTTCATACGCCCTGATTCTACCAAGATCTTGAACTTGTTGCAGGCCACAATCTTGCTTTTGTTGGTGGTTGTGAATCCCTTGCGAGTTCGTCGTCCGTGCTGGCCCTGCACTGAATTATCACTGAGGAAATAGCCAGGAATGTTTTCTTCGCCGTATTCGTTGATACTGATCAAGGCTGCTTCGCCTAGAGTGTTGTTTTCCACACTGTAGTAGATCTTTTTGTCGTCTTTGACCACAGCATGCAGTTCTTTTACAATGTCCACCAAGATCTTGATCTGTGTGGGCACATCTGTTTTGTTATGACGCCATTCAGCCACTTGTTCTGTGGTATCTGCTTCAAACACCTGTATGGCGGCAGGATCGCTGCCTGTGCCTAAGCTAGGGTCTAGGGCCACAATGTATATCTTGTCTGCTTGTATGGGTCTATACCAACGCACTTGTCCTATTTTGCTGGCAGGTTCTACACCTTCTAGGTCCAACAATTTTAGTGGCGATATCAAGGTCTCATCGTTGATAACAAATTCGCAGTCCATTTCTCTGCGGAATCGTTCTTCGCCCAGCTGTGCTCGTTGTTCTTCGGCCCAGGTGTCATCTCGATCTGGGTGTTCACGCCAGAATGCACGAAACGCTTTAAAGCCGTTGATGCCCAGCCCATTGGGCCTAGGGTTGCCGTACTCGTCTTCAATTTTGTTGGCACCTTTCCAGATCAACGCAAACTGATCTTCGTCGGAGTTGGGGGTTGAAGTAATAATGGCTTTACCACCTGTGCTGAGTGTGGGTGTAATAGAAGTCCAAAACTCTCGAGCAATAGTAGGGCGCACAAACGCAAATTCGTCCAGATACAACAAGGTAATTGACATACCTCGACCAGTGTTTTCTGTAGTGGTTTGCGATACAATACGTGATCCGTTGTCAAACTCCAGACTGCCTTTGTTGTAGCTGGTAGCACCTGCACGTATATGATTGGGACACAGTTCGTATGCATATCTGATACGCTGCATGATTTCTTGTGCACCTAGGTATTTGTGTGCAGCAACCAAAATAGTAGCATCAGGCACAAACATAGCATACCACAACAGGTAACCTGCTGCTGATGTTGACTTACCAGTTTGTCGCGGCATCAAAGAAATTGAAAATCTACTGTTGTGATAGTTTGCAATCAGACGTTTTTGATATTCAAAAGACTGATACAACATCTTGCCACGTGTGGGATGCTGAATGTAAAAGAAGTTGTCCATGAAGTACATGGGCCCGCTTACAGGATCAGCACAGCGAGCAAACTCAGTCAACTGCTCCTGTGTATATGTTTCTCGACGGTGCGGTGATTTTACTAGCACCGTATCTAATGTGGGTTTGATACTCATAAATCTTTCACGTGATTGTACACCACTTGCGCAAATGCACGATTATTTAACCTGCCAGGATGCAGGAGGTCCCTACCAAGGTCCAGTTGTGTTTTGTCTGTTATAAGGTCTCTGTAGTCATTGGGTGCATACATCACCACAGGAATGCCCAGTTGATCACAAACATGTGCAACGGCTGCTCGATTCTTTTCAGCTCTAATCTCTAGATTTTCATCGTGTGCCAGCATGGTTTTCACAAATGAGCCTGAGCCCCAGTTGGCTTGGTCATAAGCCCAGTTAATCAGATGTGGTGGTTGCTCAAGGTCAGTGTGCAGTTCAATTCTGTTGGCGCGAGGTTCCAGGAACACCACAAACCGTGGCCGTAGTTTTGCCAAGTAGTAACGTGCTATGCGATAACAGGTGTCGCTGGCTGCACCAGCAATGCCTAGGTTCCAGCACCATAGGTTTAACATTTTGCTCAATACTGTAGTCCAGCGTTCATGTTCTGCTACTCCAGTGCCTTGAGTAAAACTGCATCCAATCGCTACAAAATTTTGTCTGCTGTCAAATTCATCAGTTCTGAATCCGTCACTGTTGAATGTGTAATCAATGGTTTGGTCCACCCAGTTAAATTGTTGCAGCATAAGTCTTTTGGCAGGGTCGCTCATGTGCTGTTGATAATTTTCTTTAGTGTCAGGACTGATCCAATTCACAGTTTGTCCTGCATGGCTACTCCAGGCGTGTAATGGCTTCATTGTGTTAAGTGTGCAAGTTCAGGCCACAACTCCACAAACTTGCCAGCTTGATCCTTGTGGTACTGAGTTTCAATCTCAGTGATGTGTTGACGAAATTTGGATTCAATACCAGAACGTGCTTGTGCAATTGCACGATATGTGTTCAAGGCATTGTCAAAGAACTGTCGCTCTGCTGGTGTTGCAAGACCAGTGGCATAGAATCGTTCAATTTCATCTGCTGCTGCTTGAGCCACTGCAGGTCCGTGCGAGAATGGATCCAGGTAGTCAGGTTGAAATAGATTCTGCCACAACACTGTGACTCCTTGGCTCACTGCCCATTCACGGAACTCTGTGATGCGTGTGGCATTGTAGATGTTGTACACTGCATGAATGCCGCCCCATTGTCCCTGTTTGAACAAGTCTTTGACTATGGCTAAATTTTCTGTCAGCATGTTCCAGTCACCACCGTAGCGCACATATTCAAACTGTGCACCAATGTTGTCAAAGCTCATGCTCCAGCCAACTTTCTTTCTTTGTGCTAGTTTCTTAAAAATCTTGTTCTTGCCCAAGTCCACGTTCATGTTGGTGATCAAGGTCACAGCACAGTCTTCTGGGATGACATCCAGTAGTCGTTCGTTTTCAGGCAGCAACAAAGGCTCACCGCCCACTAGGGCTACGTCTCGGATGTGCGATTTGTGCTGTTCAAGAAAATCACATACTTGTTCATAGTAGGGTCTTGACCCTGACTTGAAAGGAATGCCTTTGAGTGCTGACCATTTTGAACTGGCCCATTCACTGCAATAGTTACAGCTAAGATTACAGGTGGTGTTCCAACGCACGTCCACAATCACAGGATAGTGATACTGGTCTCCGGCTGTGGCATAATCAAAGTTGGGGTTGGTATCGTTGTGCCACTTGCGTTCTGAGTCTGCGCCAAAGCGTTCAGCTTGCACACAGTTAGAGCAGTATTTGTGTGCTCGCCCCTGTGACATTTCGCCGCGTATTTGTTTCAAGAGATCTGAATCCAGTATCTCTGTGATGGTGTTGCTGTTGAGATTGCCCAGCATGTTGGGATCACCAGCACAGCAGGTTTTGACATCACCACGGGGATTGATATGCAGCCCACGCCAAGGGGCTGCGCAAAAGAAATTTGTCATCCCGTATTTACAGCGTTGTTGGTTCAGGCTGCGGTTTTCAATAATGTAAACACGTTAGGACACAACTAAAACATATTCAGGTGCCATTGACGTATTTGGATAATCTATGTCAAGATATAGATCTGTCCTGGGCAAGACTTGTTTAATGCCGCGGCGAACAAAAGACAATTCCAATACCTCAGGAAAGTCATTACAAATAGGTCCAGCATTGTTGGCATGCACATGTATCAAAGAAAAGTGTTGTTGTAAAATCTGCATTTTATCTTGAAAATCTGGAGCCCAAGTGCGATGCCACTCCATAATCAAACCAGTGATACGAGAATGTTGTCTTACAAGAATATCTATCATGGCTTCTTCGTGGCCTTCGATGTCTATTTTGACAAAAATATCATTGGTTGCAATATTGTCAAAAATATTTTGCAAATTCTCTGAGCCTGCTGAGTTGTAGCCCAACACGTTTACACAATTATGACGTAGACCTAGAGCATAAAAATCTGAGTTTTTGGGAATCTCTACTGTGCCATCCCAACAGTCTATATCACTGTGATGATTGATCTTGTGCCAGTCTCTCTCAAAACTCCAGTCATCCCCGATACCTAAAACCAAAAGATGTTGGCTAGCATCAACTGCTTGCCTAGAAGTGATATATCCGCCGTCGCTGTCTGTGCCAATTCTTATGAGATCGTCACAGCCGCAGGGTATTAGCCATGGACGATCTGCGATGCTGAATTGTTGGCTTGTCATTGCTGTACTGTCAATGCCAATGGGATGTTAGGCCAGTTTGTGGTTAGCACCAAGATGTTTTGGCTTCACCATAGTACTCACGGGCATGACCATTGGCGATCAATCCGCGGCGCACACTTTGCCCATTTACAATGATATCACCAATGACTCGACCACCAAACTTGTCCCACTTGTACAGGATAACTTGATGCTTGGGTGCGCTCTTGATCAACTGTGTGGTCCATGCACTGGCTGCTTGGGCTTGTTGATCTTCTTGGGCGCACTGTGCTCTGTGTCCTTTTTCCGGAGTATCTACACCGTAGATACGCACTGCTAGTTCTGGCTTGAGTGGTGCTGGTAAGAATGGTGCAGAAATCACAATAGTATCGCCATCACTTATGCGGATGATTTGTGCGTCATAGGTCACGCCTACAGGTTCTTTGGGTGCTTTGACTTGTGCAAATGCCAAGCATGGAATCAGTAGTAGAGAGAGTAGTAGTTTTTTCATAATGGGTTCTGTGAATTGTTAAATCAGCGTGGGTAGCCCCGGAATGCTTTAACAGGACTTTGTGTGTCCACAAATGTGGGTTCAGTGCTGTCAGGAGTTGATACTAGTCGTTTGCCACCGGGTGTGGCAGTCATGGTCAATGCAGTATCAATTATTTGAGCTATACCTGCATTCATTCCAGCAACAACGCCGTGTTCACCAAATGCTGTTTCTGAGTCCCAGGCAGGAAACTTGGCGTTAATGCCATCTGTACCTGCATCGCTACGGGCTCTGGCCATTGCTACACCAAATCTATAGTTGTTGTAAGGGTCAGCGGCACTGAGACCAGGAATCACATAAGTGTGCCGCATAGGAGCTGCTTGTTCAGGAGACAAGTCTTTTTGTTCCGCAATGAACTCGCGAGCTCTCATCTTGGGTAGCCCCGAAATGCTTTGATAGGGCTTTGTTTGTTGGTGCTCTCTAGTTCTTCTGAATCTAGGTCGCCCAAATTCAAATCTTTATATTCAGCGCCTGCTGCCTTAAATGCTTGTTTCAGCATTTCGTGTTCAATTCTAGTGTATGGATAGGCGCCACGTTTTTTTCCTATCCAACTTTTTTCATCCATGTCTAACACATCGCCTGATCCGTCAGCCATGGCCACGGCCATCATCACGCGATTCAGAGTGTAGTCACTGTTGGCACGTTCGCCATCGCCAAATATGGTCAGGCCCACTGTGGCTGCTTGACGACGTTTACCTATTTTGCCGTCACGCTCAGTGATAAACTCTTGTGCTCGCATTACTGCCCTGCTGAATTGTAGACGCCAGCAGTAGCAGAACTAGCTGTGCCCAATTCCAAAGCTGTGAACGGTGTACCAGTCACTGTGACTTTGTTACCAGCGCCAGCATATACTTCAAACACTGTGTTGGCAGGAATAGTAATTGCAGCTGAATAAATGTTGCCCGCTGGACTAGCAGAGCCTAGAGCCACTGCATAAGACTGATATGTCACTGCATTGGCTGCTGTGGAGATCTGCAGTTTGTCAGTGTACACTGTGGCATTGGCCAAAGTGGTGTATACATTGGCTGGCATTATTTCTTGTCCTCAGGTTGACTAACCACAGGTTGAAACAGTTCACGAGTTTGATACATCACCCCTGGAATTTCCACAGGTGTTTGACGACCTGTTTGTGGTGCAGGTGCATGTGGGTTTAACACTGGCACAGTGGTAAACACAGATTCTTTTAGAATTTTGCTCATGATATTATCCTTTGTATGCTTTCCATTGATTGGTCAAGTCAAAAATACTTTCTCGAACTTTTTCCATATCGCCGTCACCGTCTAGGTCAGCTTCTTTTTTGCCAGCAGCACGAGCCTTGGCTAGATTGCCAGTAAACTTGTTGCCTTCGTCAGTTTTTTCTTCGTCAACTTCTTTTTTCTTGACGCCGGCCATTTCCATCATGCGATTGAGATCGTCTTCATCTACATTAGTATTTCTAATAGGCATACCGTGATCGTCTAAACCTCTTTGCATACTAGTTCCTTTGTTACCAAATTTGCCCATGGCTCCAAATTGACCAGGTGCATCACCGAAGAATGCGTTTGCAAACATCAACAGTAGAATGCCAATGACTGCCATGTTGCCGCCGGTTACTGTGCCATACATTGCTGTGGCTGCACCCGCAGAACCAAGTAGACCCAAAGTATACAGTGCCTGATACAATTTACCTTGCCAGTTGCCAGCAATGCCTTCGGCCATTTGCGGTGACTGACCTTGAGCGGCTGCTTTATCAAGTCCTAGAGCCTGTGCTACCTTCATGGCATTTTCTTTGCTAGGAGTAAAATCACCACCAGTTGCTTGTTTAACTGCACTGGCAATTTTTTCTGCATCTGGACCTAATAATTTCATTAGTTTAGGTACTAGCATACTTTTTAACTTGTCCATCATACCTTCGTCAAGTCTGTTGTTCTGGCTCATGCCAGCCATTTCCATCATGCGGTGCAAGGCATCTTCTTCAGCTTCAGCATAGCTGTGCTGGCGATCTGCATCCAGATTTGGTATGCCGCCACCTGTCAATGTTGATTGTCCAGTTGACTTAGGACCATCTAATCCGCCCGAGTACTGCATTGAGCTACCTGTTTCTGTATTGGTTGGGTAGTCAGGCTCGTTCATTGACACTTCGTCAATTTCTTGTTCGCCGCATGCTGGCTTGTAGCCACCACCGCCGTAGCCTTCATCATTGCCGCCGCCCAGTCCTGCACTCTTCAACAGTTGGCTCAGTTTCATTGCATCTTCATCTGTGGCAGTGACTGTGAGGCTCTTGCTTGGACCACCGTGGGAATCGTTGTTTATGCTCATGTTAATGCTCATGCTTTCGTCTAAGCGAGCCATGCTTTCTTTGATCATGTTTTCAAGATCACGATTCATTGAATCATAAATGCCACCGCCAAACTTCATGCCGCCTTTGGATGGTGTGTTGTCCGCGGTTTCTTCAGTTTTTTCTTTCTTGCTGTCGGACTTTTTCTTTTCTGGTAGGCCTTTGTGCTTGGTTGCAGCAAAGTCTTCTGCGTCTTTTTTGCCCATGCTCTTGGCTGTTTTAGCAACTTCTTTACTAGCAGGCTTTTCACCTTTTTGTGCGGCATGAACCATGCCCATGAACTTTTGTTGTTTTTTGCTTACTGCTTTTTCGTCAATTTCTTCTTCTCTAACTTGTGCACCATCTGATTGTTGATTTTTAATCAGGGTCATTGCTGCATACAACACAGACTCTAAACGGCTGGCAAACCCTTGTGGGAATTCGCCTCCGCGCTGTGCTTGCTTTGCCGCTGCACGAATGTCAGCAAGGTCGTCATAAATTTGTTGTGCTTGACCGTGATCAGAACCTTCTTTGGCCATTTTACGACCACCTTTGTGCTTGGTAGCACCACCGGTCACACGCTCAGGTGCCTTCTCTGGGCCTTTTGGACGTCCACGACCACGCTTTTCTCCGCTGGCTGGTGTGTCATCGGTGCCAACACTGATACCAGACGGATCAACTCTGCGAGTTACTTTGCGTCCAGTTGCTGTGTGTTCAATATCATGCAAGGCTCCGCGTTCAACACTGCCAACTTTTGGTTTGTCGGCACGTGGTTTCTTGTAGTTTGTGAACGGATTAAGGTCTTCCTCTTCGCTGGCAACAACTTGTTTGCCGCCGCCCAGTGCTTGCTTCATTGCTTCAGCGGCAACATCACCCAGCATCTCGTCAACTTCTTTTTTGGCTCCAGCAATCTTGTCAGCAAAAGTAATCTTGTCTTTGGGCTCAGCCAATGCAGCAAAGCTCTTGGCCTTGGCTGGACTCATCTTTTCTTTGATCTGCTTGGGATTGGGTTCATCGCCTGGCTTCATACCTGTCTGTGGCATGCCCATTTTCTTTTGTAGATCACGGATCATGTCAGCATCACTACCGTGACCAACGGTGTCCATGGCCTTACCAGCTACTTTCTTGACCATGCCGCCTACCTTGCGGGCCATGTCGCCCATGCCTTCGTCTACTTCTGTATTGTCATACTTGTCGTACTTTTTGCGAATTGGATCCAGTGCTTTGCCGTCACGACCAGCTTTGGCCAAGGCTTCCATGCCTTCTTTGCCGTACTTTTCGTAGCCCTTGGCAGCACGGCTCATGTCACGCTCGTTGAGTTGTCCGTGTGTGACACTGGGCAAATCGCGAATGGCGTTTAGTTTGTTGTTTAGATTGTAAAAAAATGTCATTGTATTATCCTCTTGGGTTTGCGCCAGTTGCTGGCTTGGGTTTACGCTTGATGTTGGTCATCGGGCTCTTGTTGCCTTGTGGCAGTTCGTTGGTGGTTTTAGCAGCGGGAGTCTTTCCTCCAGCAACAGTAAAATTACTACGATAAGCGTTCTTTAGCACAGCATGGTCGTAAGGACCAGTTGCATAGTCCTTGCTGAGTGCTCGTTGTTTGGCGTCTGGTGCTGGAAGATCTGTGTCTGCAATCAAGTCTTTGTTTTCACTATCGATCTTTTGGGATTCGTCATTGAGACTGTCTTCATAGGCATCAGTATTCATCACAATACGATTGGGATCCATGCCCAACAACTGTGCCAACTGTTTGATCTGCGGCTCAATTGCTGGATAACGAAATTCTACATCCACAATGGTCAATGGCTGATTGGGGAAAGCTGGAAAGTCTGGAACATGTTTACGCACAGGGGCAGTCTTGGGCTTGCCCATTGTGACCACATCAAACTGCGTCATCTTTGATTCAAGATCTTTGATAAAGCCAGTGGGCACGTCTCCAACTATCTTGATGCGATAATTGTATGTGCGTTCACTTTCGGCCAGGTATTTTGCAAATGGTTTCATGTCAGTGTCCTATTGTATATTTATTCTTTTGTAGCATTTTGGTCTTTGCCTTTTAGCAGTCGTTCCAGCAAATCATTGCGGTTTAACACCATGCCCTCAGCGGTTTGCATGGATTTTTGTTCATCAGGCACGTCTCGATCCAGTTTGATCTTCTTCATTTGTAGATCAATCATCCGGAGTTTTTTGTTGAGTTTGGCTGTTTTGGCGGTGATGGCATGCCCCAGCATGTTGCTTGCCACTGAGAATATTTCGCTGGCAAATCTTGAATCTACTTGCATGCCCAGGTCCATGAGATCTTTGTAGCTGTCCTGTGCTAGTTGTGCTAGATCATCCATTTCAGTGTCGCTGGCATCAAGGCCACGCACTGCTGGCAATGCAGCATCTATTTTGTCTATGGTGGAATCAATTGCTGCCAACTGTGTACGAGTTTCCTCGATGGTGGGAGTGTCTGATTCAGTTGGTGTTTCAACTGAGGATGGCAAGTCAAAAAGAGATTCAAGTTTCCGCGTCATGCGGATATTTATGGATCAATTACGACCGTTGGTAAACATATCTTGTTCGGTTATGACTCTAAAAGTCAAGCCCTGACGAACACACCATTTTTGAGCAGCTGACCATTTGGCATAGTTCACTGCCACAACAGCACGGTCTCTGCTGCTCATTTTTGATTCAATAACACTTTGTTTCTTGGGCTTGATCTCAATCAGTTCTGCCTTGACGGTGTTGTCTTTGTTGCGATACATAATCAAGAAGTCTGGCACATAATTGCTTTTGCGACCAGTCACAGGATTCATATAGGGTATAGCAATGCTTTCACTGGCCCATTGCAGGATGTTGTCATTGGTGTCACAAAAACGCATAAAGCTGTGTTCCCATCCTGATCTGTATCGTGGCACACCACGACCCACATACTTTTCGCCGTTGATGACTTCGTAGAGTCCGTTGGCCCAACGACTCATTGTAGTACTGCTCGAGCTGCGTAGAAGTTGGGAGTTGCACTGACATTCACCCCCAGCAGTGTGGCCTTGCTGCGAATCAAGTTGAGATAGTATGCAAGGTTCACTGTGAGGTTGACGCCGGTCTGTCCCTGAAATCCTGCTAGTAGAGTCATGGCAGGAATGTTGGTGTTTTGTGCAATTCTAAACAGGCTGGTAGCAAAGTTGCCAGCGGCACGGTCTGTGGTCATCACACTGCGAAAGTATGAATACACTGCATCATACTCGTTAACCGGTACATTGACATCAAAACTGTAAAAGCGATCAAACACTCGTACTGTTAAGTCTTCTCTAAAGTTGGTTTCGTTTACTGTGGCCATTAGATACCGCCTGCGCCGTTGCCAGCGTTTCTGTTGATAGTGTCAACTACTGCTTGATTTCGTGCCGCAGTTGCTGTGGGAAAAATTATGCCGTCAGCTGCGTTAGTTACTGCTCGTACAGCACCAGGCAACGCACCTTGCAATGCGCCTACACCCAATGCAGTGGCTTCACTGAGAGCAATGCTCTTGAGGTTGGCACCTTTGAGAGTGTTGTAAGCTGTTCCTGCTTTTTGTGCAGCACCAATCAGACCCAACACACTACTTGATTGTAAATCTCGGCTGATACCGCCAACCACATCCAACAAGCCACCTTGACCCAGGATGGTCTGTGTGCTGCCTGCTCGTGCAATAGGACTTGGCTTGCGATCGTAGTGTGCTTCGTTGCCAAAGCCACCAGCTGTGGTGTTAGGAGCGCCTTGGTAGTACTTGACTGTTTCGTATGCAATGCTCATGCTGTGTTGCATGGTGCCCGAACCCTGTGCATAATCATATTGATCATGGCTCCAGTTTGTGATCAAGGGATTGATCAGCACATACTCAGCATACTTGTGTTGGTAGTCAAATCCGTAAATGCGAATGTCTGTAAAAAACGGTGGCTTGCCTTTGGCACCATCACTGGTACTTTCGCCAATGAAACCCCAATCGTTGACCAAGCGGTCATTGTTGTAGATGTCACGAGTGTTGTAGCCAAAGCCTGCAGTACGGTTGGCTTGTGGGCCAATGCTGCCGTTGGTATTGCTGTCGTTGCCGTATTTTTGTGTGGGATCTTTGTAGTAATAGCTGTAGTAGTTGTACCACATGTTGCGCACAAGGTCGCCACCGTCGTCATGAAAAGTAATGTTCACAGGATCATAGTTGATCTTGGTCTGTATAACACGTTTTCGATTGTACTGGTTGAGTGTTTCTGTAGCAATAGTGTACTTGGGCAGATCAACAGTTTTTACCACCAGGCTGAGATTGCTGACATCAGTCAGCCCCATAGCCCCGGCGAGATAAGGAATTTCTTTGACGTTGATACTGAAACTCACATGGAATAAAAACTTAAGACGTGGCTTGAGCTCATATCCGTTGCTGCGAAAAACCTTGCTTGCGTGAGTGTAATCACGCAAGGTGTCACCGCCAAAGAAACCTTTTAGGAGACTTTGTCCCCAGGTGGTATCTGCCATTTGCTATTAGGCGCCAGCGCCTGTCACTATTTCGCCTAGTGTTCGTCCAACACCAGTTGCTACGCCAACACCATAAGGAATCTGGTTTGCATTATCAAACGCAATGGTCAAGTTAATTGTGACTGGTGCGCTTTCAGCATAGCTCATGCCGCCGTAGTCTGCACTCTTTAGGTAGCAGCCATACAGTTCCCAAGTTTCAAGAACTTGTGGTTGTTCAGCACCGTTGCCGCCGTCCAGGATTTCAAAGCGGGTGGTAAACTTGTAATCGATACCAGACGCTGCTGATGCCATTTCCAAGAAGTCCATTTGCTTTTGTAACTGCTCGCCAACTAGACGACCAACTGCACCACTTGCATCATCACGGATTTCGCATGTGGTATCTGCCCAGGTGTGTTTGCCGGCCAACTTGAGTGTGCTGTTGTAAATTGGCAATGTGATTTCTTCAAAACTCAGATTGGGTCTTGCAAAAGTCATCACTTGCTTGGTTAATTCAGTTCGTGGAGTTGTAATACCGAAGTTTTCAAACATCACTCTAAAGCGATATTTGAGTTTGGGCATCAGCAGACCTTGAGTGCTTGCACTCTGATCGCTGGCCAACGGTACTGTCATTCTCTGTAATGATGAAACTGCCATTTTTGATATCTCCTATATGTTTTATTTAGCTGTAATCTCTAGCCAAAAACAGGGCCAAAGCCCTGTTTTTAGTTTCATCACGCTCCACCAGATATTTCACCAGTGTTCTTGATTCGCAACGGAATGTAGATAAACTCAATTGCTTTGACTGGTTCAATAGCAACGTCTACCCATAGTTCGTTACGATCAATACGACCCGGGGTGTTGTTGCTCAAATCGCACACAACCAAGTAGTCGTAGATTGCTCGTTTGGCAATCAGATCAATCATCAAGCTGTTGACAGTGTTGGTGATTTCGTTACGAGTAATCTCGTCGTTGGGTTCAAACAAGTACAACTTGCCAATCTCTTCCAGGCGACCACGCAAGAACGCAACCAGTCGGCTAACGTTGATACGATCCAGTGCGCTGGTGATACTGGTTGTGGTCTTGTTACCAAAGTTGGTAATGCCCACACCAGGGATGAATGTGATTGGGTTGATGTCGTTTTCATACAGCACATCGCGCAGGCCTTGACCCACGTTGATCTGTTCAAATTCACCTGTGGCACTATCAATATAACCAATTGCAGTAGCGTTGTCCACAACACCACGACGTGTACCAGCAGGAGCCAACCATGGATAGCTCACTGCATCACTACGGATAATAGTACGCATCATCATGTGACTTGGCGGCTGCACTACCAATTGGCCGCCTAGGTCTGTGGTCTGGCAGCTGGGATAGAATGTGCCCATGTACTGGCTGGCTGCAACCAATCCGTCTCCAGTTTCTAGACCCAGTCCGCTGTTGTTGGTTGCCCAAGTGGTAACGTCAGTTCCGTTGG